AAAAATTCGAATCTTTAGGGGTAAACTGCGAAGGTATGTCTCCAAACGAAATATATGTAACCCATTTATTATTAGACCATCATTTTAATCATGATGATATTCGTCTTTTATCTTCATTTAGGAAATACAATGAAAGAAATTTAATACCTAATAGAGACGTTACTTCATATAAGAATCTTGATGAGATTAGAGCATCAGTTGGTTTGGCAAGTTTAAAAGAAAATGAAAAAGAAATGAAAAGTCAAATTGTTAAAGAATTTGAGGATGACACTTGGTTGGTATTAAGACCTTTAACTTTTGGCTCGTCATCAAAATATGGTTCGGCAACAAAATGGTGTACAACATATCAAAATGATAAACAATACTTTGAAAGATATTGGAGAAGAGGTATTTTAGTTTATTTCATTAATAAAATCACCGGATTAAAATTTGCAACATTTAAATCTCTTGATGGTGAAAGAGAATTAAGTTTTTGGAACGCCGCAGATAATAGAGTTGATTTCTTAGAATTAGAGATTGATGATTATATGATTCCAATTATTAAAAATGTTTTAAAATCAGATAAAACAAATAGAGATTTGTGTACCGAAAAAATTAAACAACAAGTATTAAGGGAGTGTAATTATTCGGAGGCAAAGTTTAGTGAGTACGCAAATGAGGTGGATATGCAGGAACAACCAACTGAGGACGTACCACAAATGAATTTTGAAATATCGGAAAGATTAGTTGAACCTGGAATTATCCAATTAAGACCTCGACATAGAGAAATTCGCAATGAAGTTGAGAATCTTACAGAATCGATAGGTTTTAGATTACAAAACATTGAAATAGGGGGGACTCATCAAGTTGGTGAAATGGATTAAAAATATAATTTAGAAAATAAAAACACCCCAATTATTGGGGTGTTTTTATTTTTAAAATTCTTCTATTTCAACAACTAATTTACCATCACCTTTAATTACTCGGTGCCAAGAAAGTTTTGGGATGGTAATCTTATCATCGATTGATAACTTATTAGGTAATTCATCTTCCATTTGGAATTTCCACCCTCCAGACTCAATTATAGTAACCACCCTGTCTTTCAAATCCTGATGCCATTTCAATTCTTCGTCTTCAACATCGGGATAAAAAGTTCTAAAAAGTTTTCCATCTTTCTCTATTTGTTCAAACGGATATTCCATTACCATGAATTTGAAGAAGATAACCCTAATTGTTTTGCATAACGCCCAACATTACACGACCAGTACCCCGCAGTTGTTCTATCTTTCTTTTGGTCACATTTATGACGAGCTCTGAATGATTTAGCAGCACCTTTGTTGTTATTCTTAATTTTTAAATTAGGGTCGCCAAATGTCACTTTTTTAACTCCACCTTTTGGTGTTTTAACATAAACTGCAAATTTCTTAGGTCCTCCGGGAGTCCTTTTGGGTTTATTTAATTGAACCTTTTTCCCTCTGTGCATCGCTTCTTGTAAAATATCTTCCTCAGTTTCAGTCTCATAAATAAATGGAGCGTCCAAATAAACATATTCGTCACCAATTTTAACTTTAACACCCAAATCAGATTCAACCATCATTCGGTCTTCCTCATTCAAAGTTATTTTACCCTCATTCCATAGTTTTCTAACTTCATTAACCAAATCAAAATATTTTTGAGAATATGCTCTAAAAATATTATCAGTTAGTGATATACCTTCATTAATGTGGTAAGATAATGATTCAGAAACACCAACATCTTCTTTTAATATTAAAGTTTTATCTAAGTGAGAATCTAAAGTTTCTTTAATTATTTGTCTTAAATTATTCATATGTTCTATTTTATAATAAATAGTTATGTTTCTTACTAATTAAACCATTAAATCATAATATTTATTATTAACCAAGTTTACTATATAAAAAAAAAATAGCTATGAGAAATCTATCAAAAGAAGAATTATTAAGCCGTCTTGAGGCGATTAACAGAAGTAATGCCATTATTTATTTTGATTTGTCGGGAATCATATTAGGTGTTAATGATATTTTTTTGGAAGCTATGGGTTATGATAGTCACGAAGAACTTATTGGAAAACATCACAGTACTTTTGTGTGTGAAGATTATGCAAAATCGGTTGAATATGAAAAATTTTGGGACATATTAAGAAGTGGTAAATATTATAAAGGAGAATTTGAGAGAAGAAGAAAAGATAAAAGTCTTATTAATCTCCAAGCAACTTATAACCCAATTTTTAATGAGGATAATAAGATTACCAAAATAATGAAAATTGCTACCGACATTACAACAATTGTCAATAGCAAGAAACAAATAGACGCAATTAACCGAAGTACCGCTCTTATTAGTTTTAACACTGATGGATTTATATTAGATGTAAATCCTATATTTTTAGAAACTATGGGGTATAAAACCAATGAAAAAAATAATATTATTGGAAAACACCATAGTATTTTTGTGAGTTATGAGTATTCAAAGTCTGATGAATATACTAAATTTTGGGAAAATTTAAGAAAAGGTAAGTTTTTTGATGGAATATTTGAGAGAAGAAAAGTAGATGGGTCTATTATTTATTTACAAGCATCTTACAATCCTGTGTTTGACAGTAAAGGGAATATTACTGATGTGGTTAAAATTGCAACTGATATTACTGAGTCTGTAAACAATAAGAAAAAAATCGATGAACTTACAAAGAATTTGACGATTGAATTAGAAAACTCTCAAAAACTTAAAAACGCGATAGAATTAGAAAAGGATGCTGCTTTGAATGATTTAGATGTGGTATTAAAAAAGAGTCAAAATGAGTTAATAAAAGTAATTGTTAAATGCGCTTTGGGTGTTATAGTCGGAGTTGGTCTTGTAACAACTATGTTATATTGGGTTGCCATTATAACAAATCAAGACACACAAATTATTGGTTCAACTTGGAGTAATATGTTTAGTGTTTTATTAACAAATGCGTTTTCAATAGTTGGTACAATTATGGGGATTAAATATGCAACACAGGATGGTAGTAATAAACAACAGTAAAAACTAATAAACACACGAGTCCCAAATTTAGAACTTTTTTTTTATGATATTTATTATAAAAATAAACAATTGTAAAAATTAAAAATTATGTTATTAAAAGTAGGGTCTAAAGGTGACGATGTAAAAAAACTACAAACAAAGTTAGGTACCACAGCTGACGGTGATTTTGGTCCGGGGACTGAGAAATTAGTTAAAGAATGGCAAACCAAAAATGGATTAACATCTGACGGAATCGTTGGTGAAGGAACTTGGAAAAAAATGTTTCCGGGTGAAGTGATTAAAGAAGATGTTGTTATTCCAACAGGAGGAGCATTTAAATTAGAAAAATTAAAAGGACACATTCCTGAATCTGTGATTGCTCAGATTCCTGATACCGCAAAAAAATTCAACATTACTAACCCATTAAGATTAGCTCACTTTTTAGCACAATGTGGTCACGAATCAGGAGGTTTTAAAGCGGTTCAAGAAAATTTAAATTATTCCGCTGACGGTCTTAAAAAAATATTCCCAAAATATTTCCCGGGTAATTTATCTGAAAGTTATGCAAGAAATCCTGAAAAAATCGCATCAAAAGTATATGGTGGAAGAATGGGTAATGGAGATGAATCAACGAAAGAAGGTTTCAAATTTCGTGGCCGAGGTTACATACAGTTAACCGGAAAACAAAACTACACAAACTTTGCGAAGTTTATTGGTGAAGACACTATATCTAACCCTGATTTAGTTGCAACAAAATATCCATTAGCATCCGCAGCATTCTTCTTTGATTCAAATAAACTATGGTCTATTTGTGATAAAGGGGCTGACGACGCAACAGTAACTGCTGTCACAAAACGAGTAAATGGCGGGGTTATTGGCTTGTCTGATAGAATAAAACATTTTAAAGAATATTATAATTTATTAAAATAATTTTTTGATATTATATTTTTTTCTTTATTTTTGTAAAAAAAATAAAATTATGGCAATATCAACTAACTTAAAGTCTGCTCTTGACAACTACAAATGGGTAAAAAGAGTTTTGGTGTCTTCTCAAACCAGAGAACACTTAGATTGTGCTGAAAAATGTTTTAATTTATGGATTATTAACCATTTAGATACAGGAGTTAATAGGGCTGAAGAAAAATTTTTAATAAGATTAAGAAATAGTTTTTGGAGTGATTTTCACCATAAAAGAATTTCACTAACATTCAAAAAAAAGTTCGTTCACGACACATCTAAATGAACTTTTTTGAGTTTTTAGTGTATTTATTCGTACACACCACTCCTTTAAGAGTGTTCTCACATATCTTTTTCAAAAAGACCCGTCAATTTATTTTGACGGGTCTTATTTTTTTACTATCTTTGTAAAAAATATTAAAAATGGAACCAGAAAAAGACATATTTGACCAATGGGCCGATGAAAGAGCAAAAAGACCTTGGATAGTGAGGAAATTACAACATATTCCGTTATGGTGGAATCATGATGGTAAATATTACCACAAATACGTTAAACAAGGAGTAAAAAACTTAATTTATTGGTTCCCAATCATATGGAAAGACCGAAATTGGGATTCTCACTACATTTTCGAGATTATGAAACATAAAATTTCGTCTCAAGCCGACTATATTGGTCGTAGAGATTTACATACACGAGCTCAACAAGATGCTCGTAGAATGAGATTGTGTGTTAAACTAATGAAATTGGTTCAAGATGAATTTTATTCTTCAGAATATTCCGATTATCATAAAACAAAACATTGGTTTCAGGATTTACCGGAAAATCCAGGTTATTCTTCTTGGGAGTCACGATTGTTAGAAGAGAATTTTGACGATTACTTCAAAAAATACCCATTAATTTACAAAAGAGTAATGAATGGTGAAGGTATTTTTTCATTAGAGGACCACGATAACGTTAGTACTGATAAAAAACAAAGAATAGCGATGAATATTGGTCACATCAATCACGACAGAGCAAGAAAATTGTTGTTTAAAATAATGGAAGAGAACATCGAAGGATGGTGGGATTAGTCAGATTAATATTATTTTTTTTTACGTTTTTGTCTTATAGTCAAGAACATATTTTGATTGGGGATTCCCAAACATTTTATATGTCAAAATATTCAAAAAAAATCAGACATATAAAAAAACTTTCAAAAGAAGGGATTGGGGTTAACGAATTAAATAAAAAAATAATATCATATCCAACTTCTCACAATATAAAATCAGTTTCCGTTTGTATTGGAGTAAATGATTTTTATAAAGACAAGGGAATTGAACCTTTAATGAATACAATTAAACGAACATTCCCAAATGCCAAAATATTTGTTATACAAGGTTCTTGGGGATGGGGAAATGTTAAAAAAGATAATTCTTCAACAATATTGAAATATTACAAAATTTTTCATACATTTGGAGCTGAAATAGTCGAACCACCAATTGGAAGTGGTGACCCTCATAGGGATAAAAAAATATATAAAACAATAATACAAATTATTGAAACAAAAATTAAAATGAGTGAAAACACCAAAGGAGATTCTACAAGATTCAAAACCAAAGAA